ACATATGAAAATGTGGTAGTTCGTTGCAGAGGAAACGAATGGTTTCAAGTCGGTTATTTTTCGTTTGACAATTCGATCAAAGAATACGAATGGGCCTACATCGATGAGTATGGAAACATAGGCGAGCCGCAGAAGTTTTTGAAGCATGGAGAAAAGTAATGGGTGGACACGCATTAAAGAATATGAATCCCGGTAGTGATTACTCTATTTCTCTTGGTTGTACATGTCCTGTTTTGGATAATGGTCATGGTAGTGATATTATTGGTGTAACAAGAGGTTTTTGGATTAGTGAGAACTGTCCTCTGCATAGTAAAAATGTAGTAATCGACGAACAAATAGAAAGGAGAAGTAATGCCCCATAGAAGTCAGATGGTTAAACAAGTACTTTATATGCAGTCAAAAGTAAATGAAGCTGAATGTTTAATAGCAAAGCTTAGAACCGAAGTGGATGAAAAAAATATTATGCTAAGAGAAGCCGAACCAATGGTGAAGCTTTTGCTACCGCAGAGAACAGCAAAAACTTGGTTGTCAAAATACCGATTTCAAAAGAAAATAAATATACACCCACCCTATAGCCAAGTGGTAAGGCAGTAGACTGCAAATCTACGAACGTCGGTTCGACTCCGATTAGGGTGTTATTAAAAGAAGTGTTTTATCAGTATAATATAGATAAGAGAGGAAAGATATGACAAAAGTATACATCTTAGAAGACGATCAATCTCGCATAAATATGTTTGACTCGTATCTAACTGCATATATGCACACAGATACGGTAAGTCAGGACTCTTTGGAGCTGTTCCTTTCATATGATCCAGATATTGTTTTTCTTGATCATGATCTTGGTGGACGTACTATGGTAGACTCTGCTGAGGAAAATACCGGTGCGGGATTTGTTCGATTGCTTGTGAAAAACGACCCTAAGATAAAGGAAAGAACCTTTTACGTTCATTCATTTAACCCGAATGGTTCTATGGAAATGGTCCGAACATTGTTAGAAGTGTACGCTACTGTATACCGTGAACCGTTTGGTTCATATGGGTTTCGAGCAGCATTAGCTGATATCATGGAGTACTGATGATGAAAGTATTGTTCTTAGATGTAGACGGAGTTCTCAACTCTCACATGGGCCTAATAAAGCGTGGAGGTCAGAGTCTAATGGACGTGTATGAAGAGCACGTTAACATTCTTGAATGGACACTAGAACGGTGTAAGGATGATGTGAAAATCGTTGTTAGCTCTACTTGGAGACTTCCATATATAGAGGAGAATGATGTTGAGGGGATCGCTCTTGAGCTTTTTTCCGATAATACTTTTCTTTTTAACTCAGTAATAGGGATGACTCCACGATTTAATGGAAAAAAACGAGGAGCTGAAATTCATCATTGGGCTTTGGAAAACAGCCTAAGCTCAAACGATTTTGTTATTTTAGACGATGATAGTGATATGGTGCCTTGTATGGATCGACTAGTGCAGGTTGATAACACGTATGGACTAACCCACGTAAGTGCCGTAGAGGTCTTAGAAAAGTTTTATGGAAAAGAGTACACGAAAAAAGTAATATGGGGATTATCATGAAATACATAAACAAGCATCGAATAGGATGGTTGGCTCGTTTGTTGCGACTCAAAAATCCCAAGATCAAGATAAAGCTTCGTCCCTCAGACACATGGTCCATTGACTATGCAGTGGCTCCTCTGCTTCTTGCGCTGATGAAGCAGTTCAAAGCGGCAACTGTATCCATTGCAGCTATTGAAAACGAGGATGCCCCAGAAGAACTACGCTCAGATGAAGCATATTCAAACGAACGGTATAACTGGTTCTTAGATGAAGTTATCTGGGCACTGGAACAAACTCTAATAGACTGGGAAGATCAGTACTATACGGGAGACCCTGATATAGAGTTTCAAGACAATGCAGACGGTACGGTAGAAATAGTCCATAAAGATACTAATTTTAAGGTAGACTATGAGGGGGTAGAAGCTCACCAAAATAGAATGCAGAACGCAATGATGCTTTTTGGTAAGTACTTCTATACACTATGGTCATGATGATGAGTGAGCTGATAACTATCATCTTTGCCTCTTCTTATTTTGTTATAGTAGCAGTAGGGTTTTGTGTTGCTATTATAAATTCAATACGATCAAGAAGACTATATAAGCTTACACGCAAAATAGCAGAAAAGAGAGGTAACAACTGATGGAAGTGTTAGTGACAATTCTCTTAATATTAGTAGTTAGCTTGGTACTTCTAACTGTATTAGCAATTCTATTAGAGATAAACTACACTCGACAAAGAGCTGAGCAAGAAAAGCTTCGTATAGAGCACGAGGCAAGGATGGAAGTTCGTGAAAAAAGAAAGCTATATCCCTATGGACGGAAGAGAAATTAAAAAAAGTGATTACCCCGAACTTAGTGAAATGTTTGACACTGGGTGGGTCGATAGCAAAGAGTGGGGTAACACTACGGTGAAAGCAACTTTGGATTTTCCCGTAGGAACTGTTTTCCCCACTTTGGAAAAAGATTTATTTAGTGTGAGAACAAACACCGGATGGAGACGATTTCATAAACGAGCAATACTTCTTTGGATAAAGTTTAACAAAATTTCTGAGACAAATATTCGTAAGGAGAGAGTATGATTTTAGATACCAAAAAACTGGAAAGTATATGCCTTTATTTTATTTTCATTTCTTTTATAACAATCGGAATAGTAATGGTAACTCGATATGTTCATCATACAATAGAAACAGCCAAAATTCATAACATTGCCTTACAACTCGAGCTTATAGAGACCAAAAATCTTTATGAAGAGGCAATTTCTACTGATGGATATGAAGTGCCCGACAGTGAGCATATTTCTTTTCCATTTTTTCCAGACTCAGGAATATTTGTTACATCGCAATTTCATCTGCGTAGCAATCCTTTTGAGAAAAATACTGGACCGAACCAATCTGAGGATTTAATTCATAAAGGCATAGATATTGTAAGTACAAAGCAGACGGCGATCCGGAGTACTGTCAACGGAATGGTTGTTCGTCATTATCCACCCCCTGATGGTTATTGGCGAGGTTTTGGAGTCTACGGCGGAGTCATTGTTATTGAAGATGAATATGGATACTTTCATAAGTTTAGTCATATGTCAGAAACCTATGTTCAATCTATGCCTATATCGGATAGAACACTTGTAATTGCTGGAGAAACCGTTATTGGTAGACAAGGTAATTCTGGAAGAACCACTGGTTCTCATCTACACTATGAAATTTTTTCTGGTCCTGATGCTGATACTCCAGAAATCTGGTACGATCCAATGAAGTATTTTGATATCAGACTCACCGAAAATGGAGAAGTGATGTTTAACACTGACGAAGTTATTTCATTGATCGTCAACGACTAAATTTATCAAAATCCGAATTCTAGTCAGTATAATAAAAATATGATGAGTGAAATATCAAACATTGACAAGCTTAGAAACTTTATTCTGTCAAACAATGACTGGGAGAAGATTCTTTCTTCTGATCCTTATAATTTGTCCGTTAAAAGAGATCTAGGTTATGTGCTACTTAAGTATAATCAGATCACAAGTGATATGTCTACTGATTACGCGCGGGCTGCTCGCGGAGTAATTCTGGATGAAGAGAATCAATATTGTATAGTTTGCCGACCTTTTGAAAAGTTTTTCAACTGGGGTGAAAGTCGTGCTGCTGATATTGACTGGGACTCCGCTTTTATTCAAGAGAAGATCGATGGATCGATTCTCAAGATGTGGGTTTCTAACAAGCTAGAGCAGTGGGTTATTTCTACTAATGGAGTCATAATGGGGTCTAAGGTTCCAGTTATGTTTCCAAAGAACGGAATTAAGACCTTCGGAGATATGGTAGAACAAATTCCTGAACATTTTTGGACTACTAATAATTTCGACGAAGAATATACGTACATCTTTGAAATTGTAGGGCCTCAGAATAGAGTCGTAGTTCCCTACGATCACATCAATATGTATTATCTATCCTCATTTCATAATGAAAGTGGAGAAGAAAAGAGATTTTCTGAAGAAGATTTGCATTATTTTTCTCGCCCTAAAACTTATAGCTTTTCCTCATTAGAAGAAACTATAAACTTCACAAAGAGCGAATCCTTTAATGACTACAAAAATGAAGGATTTGTAGTCACAGATAAGTTTAGCAATCGTATAAAGATAAAGACAGAAGATTATTTGAGAATCCATCGTCTTCGCGGAGAAGCTATTCCTACCGATAAGAAGATACTAGATATAGTTATTCAGGGAGAGACAGAAGAGTTTCTTAGTTATTTTCCAGAATATAAAGATCAATTTCTTGAAGTAGAGACCTCACTACAAAACTTTAAGCGAGACCTTCAGAAGCAAAAAATCGACTTGGAATCTAAAACGTTCGATAATAGAAAACAAGCAGCAATGTGGATCAAGAATGAAAAAGATCCTAATTTCTTGTTTCAAGCCTATGATGGAAAAGTCGATGATATCGATGAATGGGTAAAAGAACAGCGGTTGGAAAATTTGGTAAGAAGGATTCTTTCTTGAAACACGAAGATTTATATCTTGAGATAGCTAAGACAGTAGCAGAAAGATCGAAGGCGAAAAGGAAAAAGGTTGGAGCTGTTCTCGTAAAGGATAACAACATAATTTCCTTTGGATGGAATGGAACTCCTTCTGGATTCGTTAATGATTGTGAATATGAAAAAGATGGGGAACTTCACACTCATAAAAGCGTTGTTCACGCAGAAGCGAATGCGATATCAAAAGCAGCAAAGTCGACAATTTCAACCGATGGATCAACTCTATTTTTAACACTTTCTCCTTGCTATGAGTGTTCAAAGCTTCTTATTCAAAGTGGAATAAAAAAAGTAGTTTATTTAGAGGAGTATAGAGATACTGAAGCAATTAATTTTTTGAAAAATGCAGGTATAACTTTGGAAAAAGTAACAGCAGAAAAGGTATAATATAACAATGAATGAAAAAAACCGAGAAGAAAGGAGCGTGGGACGAAGAATACTTTTGTCCCACGTCTAGCTTGCGGGGAGTTATTTGCTTAGCTCCCCGCAAGCATTTAAGTTGACCTCGACGGCCACGGCATAATCACATTGGCAAAACATTTTGAAAGTAAAAGAATATATCTATTTGATGAAATTTTTCCTTGTGATTATGGATTTGAACTAGATGAAGATTTTTATGGATACGTTTCAGAATTCGACGAAATCGTAATTGCCGATTTGACTCTTGATCAAAAAAAAGTAAAGAAGTGGATTCGATTGGGAAAGAAAGTACAGATATTTGATCATCACTCTGAGACACAATGGATAGAAGAATACGAAGGAAGTGTTTGGGATAATACCCGCTGTGGAACAAAAATCTTTTGGGAAGAATATGTAAAACCTAAAATAGGTCGATACAAGCCAATTATCGATGAATTTGTAGATTTGGTAAATACGTATGATTTGTGGGATAAGGAAGGACCTCTTTGGGATCAAGCCGTAAATCTTAATAATGTTCTATATGGTGTCATAGACTATAGCCAAGACGATATCATCGAAAAGCTTACTCCTTTTTATAATTTGATGTCAAAAAAGTTCTCCAAGTTAGACCACTGGAGATGGACTCAAAAAGAAATAGATGTCATTGAACGAGCTCATCAACGAGAAGAAGAAATGTATACTAAAGCTATGGAGACTATTTCGTATAGAGAAGACTCCAAGGGAAAGTATTTTGCGGTCATAATGATTGGATCAAAAGTGTCTTTGGTAGCTTCTAGAATCTTAGAGGAGCAAGACTACCTAGACTATCTTATCGTGATCAACACTTATGGAGGAGTTACGGGAAAACTTTCTTTCCGATCGAGTCGAGGATTTATTTGTCATGATATTTGTGTAGCGAATGGGCATGATGCAGCTGCAGGAGGAAAAATAAGCTCAGATGATGCCAAAGATTTTTGGGAAAATGATGACCTCTGTATTAGGTATAATGATGAATATGATGAGTCGAAGCCAAACGATATTTTCAATAGGGTTACTTATTCATGAGCGATTTTTTTCAATATGATGAATTAGTTAAAAAGAACGAGGAAGACCTCCTAAGAATAAAAGATCCATTTATTCTAAAGGCAGATAATCCCGAAGTCTATGTTTTATGTGATACTTTTCTCTCAAAACTACAGATTGGAATTCTAAGAAAACTTTTAAAGACATTTGCCTCTATAGAACAGGTATCTATTCTTTATACTTATGATGTCAAAGCAACGGCGAAGGATACAGAAAAGTCTATTACTAAATTCGCTATGGATCACGCGATAGATTTTTCTGCATTTATTCCAGCTAAGTCTAAAATAATCACAATGGGACGGGCTCTTTATTCTATAACAAAGGATACGTCTGTTCAGGTTTCTGCTTTTCAGGATATTGTTTGGAACGATACGAAGTTCTATGATCCCAATACAGAGAGTTGGGTATTTCCTACGGCGTGGCTCATGGGTCTTTATAGTTTTTCTGATGAATCTCTAATTAGCTCCTATGATCTCTATCATTTTAAGCATCAGCTAAAATATGTTGCTTCTTTCAAACCGCCGGCAATTCGAGTTCCAAAACTTAAAGTAGAACTAGTAGAAAATCCTAATGCTTTTTTACAAGAACATTTTGATGAAAAAGTAGTAGCTTGGGACTTAGAGACTGGTGGATTTGATTGTTCTCGAGATAAAGTTCGATGTGTTACTATGTCTTTCGATGGTAAAACAGGATATTATCTTAGATGGCCCGATATAGACCCAGAAATCCTAAACAAATTTTTTGAAGGAAAATATCAGATAGGAGCCAATCTAAAATTCGATTGTAGATTTATGCATCTACAGGGCGTTACAAATGCTAAACCTGATTTTGATACTCTTCACGCAGGTCATGCTCTTAATGAAATGAGATCGAACTCTCTAAAGACTCATGCTTGGGTCTATACTTATTACGGCGGCTATGATCTTCCTCTCGAGGAGTATAAGAAAAAATATCCTAAAACAAAAAGCTATCTTCTAATTCCAGAATCAGTATTAGCCGACTATGCCGCTAAGGATTCAATTATAACCTATCAGGTATGGGAGAAACAGAAAGAGCATTTAGCGAAAGATCCAGAATTAGAAAGATATTTTTATGACGAGATGATGCCAACTGTTCAGATGTTTGTAGACATTGAAACAGAAGGTGTTTTCATAAATTGGAATAATATCCGAAAGAACAAAGAAAAGCTTTATAACGAGAGACAAGAAATTGTTGAGAAAATTTATAAAGAAGTTGGACGAGAATTCAATATCGCTTCGTCTAAGGAAACATCTCATATTTTAGAGTTCGAAATGAATCTTCCGTTCTTAGGAACACGAAACAAAGCTGGAGGATATTTTACAAATGAAGAACATTTAACAGAGTGGAAAAAGAAGGGTCATAGGATTGCTGAGTTACTTCTTGAATATCGAAGCTATAGTGCTCTATTAAATACCTTCATTGGAGACGAAAAACTTAAGACTGCCTATTGGGAATACAAAGCTCCCAACGATTTAATCTATCCAAGCTATTCGGTTATGATGGCCAACTCTCACCGTAATAAGTCAAATAGTCCCAATATGCAACAAGTACCTCATCATGGCGACAAGGCCTGGATGATACGATCTTTCTTCGACTGTCCAAAAGACTTCAAAATATCTGAATTTGATTATTCAGGATTTCAACTTAGAATTGCGGCGATAATTTCTGGCGATGAGAATATGAAGAAAGCCTTCGTAGACCTCGGCGGCGATATGCACAGTTTTACTGCTCAACCGATCTTTTGTCCAGAAATGACTCTCGAGGAGTTTCTAAGTAAGAAAAAAGAAGACCCTTATAAGGAGTATAGATTCCGGGCGAAAGGAATTAACTTTGGTCTTCTCTTTGGAATGGGTCATTTTACCTATGCCGCAAATTTTATACGAAAGGAATGGTCTTTGCAAGAGTGTAAAGACTTCTGTAAGGAGAGAAAAGTAACTATTCTTACTGACTTCCAATCGGGAACGACTGACTATTATCTATCAGTAGCTAAATATCTACGAGATACTTTTTTTGAAACTTATCCCGGATTAGTTTCTTGGCATGAATCAACTCATGCTTTTGCAAAAAAGAATGGATATGTTCGGTATGTTCATGGAGGCAGAAGATTGCTTCCACAACTTCTTGGAGTTGGAGAAGATAAAAAAACAGAAGCTAGCTTGAAAAATATTTCTCTTAACTCTCCTGTTCAAAACTTCGAAATAGTTATCATATCGCGAGCGATGAGAGCTTTTAACAATTTTTGCAAAGAGAATAATTTCAAGTCAAGAATATGGGCAACAGTTCATGATGCAGTAGCCTTTTATATTCATAGAGACGAAGAAAAAGTTTTAGGAGAAAAAATTCCAAAGATTCTACAAGCGTCTTTTCCAGAATTTGGGGATATTCCTATCGAAGTTGAGGGAGACCTTTCAGATCCTTATGCAGAGTCTCCAGAATATTGGGGATACGGACAAGCATGGTACGAGGATCAACGAGTATTAATATAGAAAAAAGTTTCAAAAAAGTATGTACATAATCTTCACAGTGTGATATAATATTCTTAGATCACTAAATATAGGAGGATCTGATGAAAAAGATTTCAGATTATGAGTTGATGAAGAGAATTGTTGAGGACGAGGATGAATGGTCTAAGATTCATCTATGGCATCGGTATCAGCCAGTAGTTCATAAGAGAGCTAATTATATGATGACGGTGGTAAGCTCTCGATGGGAAAAAGATGACCTGATTCAAGAGTTTTTTATTGCCTTCCTAAAAGCAGTAGAATACATAAATCTAGAGAAGATTCCTGATGAGTCTTTTCACTTCGGAACAATCTACTTTTTCTTTCTTAGGAAAGTAGAAAATCGTATCAAAATACATCATTTTAAGACACTGTCGGTAGAATCCGAATCTTATGAAAAATTGTTTCACCCTGAATCTAATTCACAAGATAACTCCAAGTCTATTCATGACAAAAAGGCTACCGAAACAATAAAGCACTCTCATATTTTCGATTTTGACGAATCTTCGGTCCTATTCAATTCGATAGAGCTTCCGTCTTTTCGAAAGATTCTGACTCCTGATCAGAATAATGTTCTTAGTGATCTTCTCGCGCGGAAGAAAATCGTAGATATTTCTAACTCTAGAAATGAAAAGTATGGGCAAGTTTACAAAATGGTAAAAGAAATTAGAGAAAAAGCAAAAACTCATTTTGAGGCGGTGAATTAAATGAAAACGTATATCAAACAAGATCGATCCGTGATTATTGAAGAAGAGTCAGACTATTATCGAGTTACTTTTTCTATTTTGGGAATAGTGACAAATACCTACACGGTTTTTAAGCTTTCATCTGTAGATAGAAGTGAAATACATACGTTTCTAAATATTTGAAAAAATTAAGAAAAGTAGTGTACAAAAGCTTCGGTATAGAGTACTATGATTTAGGAGGATCAAATATGATCAAGAATAGAAATGAGATGAAACGAGAGATCGAAATTGATCTTAGTGGACCCGAAGGAAATGCTTTTGTTCTTTTAGCCTATGCTAGAGACTTGGGACGAAAGCTTAATATGAGTCAAGAGGAAATAAACTTCATCACACACCGCATGCAGAGATCAGATTATGAAAATTTGATTAAGGTATTTGATAAATCTTTTGGTCATGTGGTTACTCTTTATAGAGAAAGGTAGAATATTGAAATGAAAAATAGATATGCTGAAACAGATATTAAAAAGTTAAGTTCAAGAGAGCACGTGCTTTTAAGGCCCAACATGTACATCGGATCAGTTTCAAAGGTTTCTTCAGAAGAGTTTATTCTAGACGAAGAAGAAAAACTTGTGAAGAAACAAGTGACCTATGTTCCTGGACTTCTTAAGATAATTAACGAAATAATCGATAATGCTATCGATGAATCCGTTCGAACAAACTACGATTTTGCTAATGTAATTAGAATAGACATCACAGAAAAATCGGTTTCAGTAGAAGATAATGGCCGAGGAATTCCTGTAAAGAAAATCGAAGGAACCGATCATTACATGCCGGTAGCTGCTTTTTGCCAAGCGCGCACTGGAGCGAATTTCGAAGACGATGAAAATCGATCCACGATTGGTATGAATGGTGTAGGATCTTTTGCAACAAATGTTTTCTCTTCTCTATTTAAAGTAGATACCTGTGACGGTGAGAATAAGCTTTCTCTTGTTTGTGAGAATAATCTTAAGAAAGAAAATTTCTCAATAAGAAAAAACTCCAAGCAATTTACTACGGTTGAATTTGAACCCGATTTTTCTCAGTTCGAAATCGACAAGCTAGATAAGAATCATATAGATATTATCTATCAGCGTATTCTTTTCCTCTCCGTATCTCATCCTCAGGTCAAGTTCTTCTTTAACAAGAAGAGAGTAAGGGTAGCAAACGAGAAAAGTTTCATGTCTCTATTCTCAGATTCTTTCGAGCTACTTACTGGGGATGGCTGGTTTGTAGGAGTTTTTCCAAATGAAGAGGATAATTTTTCTTTCTTCTCATACGTGAATGGCCTCTATATCAAGACGGGTGGAAATCATGTTAACCTCATCTCAAATGAAATTGTAAGTCGAATTCGAGACAAGCTGGTCAAGAAGTATAAGACAATTAAGCCGGGAGATATTCGCAACAAGCTTTCTTTGGTAGTATTTTTTAACGGCTTCAAGAATATGAAGTTCGATTCTCAAACGAAGGAAAATCTTACCAATTCTACTGCTGAAATAAGAGACTACATGAAGCTAGAAGTAGCTGATTGGGATAATTTTGGAAAGAAAATTCTTCGCAATACAGATCTTATAGAGCCGATTGTAGAAATGTTTCGAATCAAAGAAGAGTTTAAGAAGAAGCAAGAACTTAAGAAGCTATCTTCCAACAAGAAGAAAGTACAAAACGATAAGTATTATCCTCCAATAGGTGAAAAGAAATATCTTCTTCTTTCAGAGGGTGATTCTGCAACGGCTGGACTTCAGCCGGTTTTTGGACGACAGGGAATCGGATATTTTTCTCTAAGAGGAAAGCCTCTTAATACTTTCGATACAAAGATTCTCAAGATGGTGGCCAATAAGGAGATTCAAGCTATCGTGGATATTTTGAATCTCGATCTTACGGATCCAAATACCAATATGGAATATGAAAAGGTAGTATTCGCTAGCGATCAGGATGCGGATGGGATTCATATTCGCTCACTGTTGCTTACCTTCTTCTTCAGGTTCACTCCTGCTTTAATCGAACAGGGAAGAATAGTATTCTTACAAACTCCTCTTGTCGTAGGAAAGAAGAAGAACGATATCAAAGAATGGTATTTCTCGATGTCTGAGTACCAAGATTCTACTTCAGATTTAGAATGGCAATACAAGAAAGGTTTGGGTTCATGGACCAAAAAAGATCTTCAGGAAATTGTAGAAAAAACTGGCGGAATGGATTCTCTTCTTGTATCATTTTCTCCTACCGAAAAATCTAAAGAGTCAATTACTTCTTGGATGAAGGGAACAGAAGCTAACGCAAGAAAAGAAAAATTGTATGGAAAAAAGTTTAATATTTCGACTCTATAAGGTATAATAAGAATATGAGTGAGATTGCAATTGAAGATTTTTTGAATAATGAGTATTCTCAGACAGCTTTGTATGCTAGCTTTAGATCCATTGCTAGTTATGTAGATGGCATGAAGCCTTCATCGAGAAAGATCGTTTATACTCTAAAGAAGAAGAATATTACTACAGAAGTAAAAGTCTCACGACTTGCTTCTACAGTATCAGAACTTACAGAATACCTTCATGGTGAAGGAAGCCTTCAAGGAGTAATTTCTGGTATGGCTCAAACTTTTGTTGGAGCGAATAATGAAGCATTGCTTTATCCAGCAGGAAGTTTTGGAACTCGGTTTGTTCCTACTCCTTCAGCTCCTCGATATATCTTTACAAAAAAGTCTTCGGCGTTTGATAGCTACTTCAGCAAAGACGACGATGATGTTTTGATTAAGCAAGAATTTGAAGGAGAAATAATCGAGCCGAAGTTCTTTGTTCCTATATTCCCACTGCTATTGATCAATGGTTCAGAAGGTATTGGAACCGGTTTTGCACAGAAAATTCTTCCTCGTAATAAGCAAGACCTTATTAAGTATATCGAGAATTCACTATCGGGAAAAACAAACTCTAAGCCGCTTACTCCTTACTATGAAGGATTTAGGGGAAAGATTATTGCTGGAGAAGGAGAAGGGGTAGGTTCGTGGAGCATTATCGGATCCTTCAAGATTAAGGATACGACAACGATTATTGTCGATGAAGTTCCAGTTGGGTATACTCTCTCGTCTTATTCGAAGGTTCTTGACTCTCTTGAAGAAAGAAAGATTATTCGAGATTATACAGACAAGAGTGAGAACGATAATTTCCTCTTCGAAATCAAAGTTAGTAGAGAGTTTACTAAGCAATCGGAAGAAGAAATTCTTAACTCACTGAAGCTTATCAAGCGAGTCTCAGAGAATTATACTTGCATTGATGAGAATAATTCAATAAGAGAATTTGAATCAGCAGAAGAGATTCTTGAAGCTTATATTAAGATTCGTCTAGAGTATTATAAGAAGAGAAAGCAATATCTTCTGAAGAACTACTCAGAACAGCTCTCAGAGATATGCAGTAAGGCTCTGTTTATCTCGGAAGTAATAGATGATAAGATACATGTCAACAATGTTCCAAAGCACCAGATCATCACCTCATTGACCGAGTATGAAGATATTATTCAAATAAATGGATCATATGACTATCTTTTGAATATGCCTATTTATTCACTTACAAAGGAGAAGTATGAAGAGTTATTGAAGAAAGCAGAAGATAAGAAGCAACAGATAAAGACATTGAAGTCTAAGTCGGAAACTGATCTATGGTTCGAAGAGATAAAGTAAACTAAGGAGTTACGTATGAGTATGAAGAAGAAGACGGCATCAGAAAAGAAGAAGAGTCATGATATTCGAGTTGCGCGAGCGGGACAAGAAATGATTGCTAGGATGAATAAGGACGGGAAGTTTGTTCCTCCTTCTTTGAGCCGAAAGTATACTCGTGGAGCTTTTGGCAATCAGAACGGATAATCTTTGAACAGTAATGATCTTCGCCTAATAGATAAAGCGGCTACTCTTTGTGAACAAAATCCTGAAAACAGGAATAGGCAAAGAATAGCCGCTATTGTTACAGATGCGAAAGGTAATATTCTAAGCACGGGTATCAACAGTTATCAAAAGACACACCCTGTACAGGCCCGATATGCCGAAAAAACCAAAAACCAGTATAATGTTTTTCTTCATGCTGAGATTGCTGCTCTCGTAAAAAACCGATATACGGAAAAAGCCGCTAGAATCTATATAGCTCGTATTTATAGGAATGGCGATTATGCATTAGCAAAACCTTGTCCTATTTGCTCATTAGCTATTAAAGAAGCCGGTATTGAAGAAATTTTTTATACCACGAAAACCAAAGTCATAGAAAAAAGGTACTAAAATGAATAGCAAAAAGGCGAAAGCAATTCGAAGAATGGTTGAGTCTGAGATCGCAATTTATGAAGAGAAAAGTGGTAAGAAAGTTCCCGACAGCATGCGAAAAAAGTTTTACCAAGACCTTAAGAAAAAGTTCAAAAACAGCACTATTAACTAGTGAGCTCAATTATAAATGAATCCAATGCAAATGAAGGAAAATATCTCATAACTGATCTTGCTTCTGGCGACGAAAGTGTCAGCAAGAGGAAAGATTTTCTTTCGTTGTCAGGAGAAGAAATAAGAGAAGCGTTGGGTCTTATTTCAAATAGAAAAGATTTATCAAACAAACAGAAACAAAAGATCCTTTCCAACATTTGGAGAATTCATTACCGAAACAAGCCTCCTACGATAGAAGAATTTTTATCCGAAGAGTGGATAGGACCAACCGCAAATAGTGTTTATCCTCATGTTAAAGATATTTTGACTGAGTTTTGGCATCCTCAAAGTAACAAAAGAAATCTGTTATTAGGAATGTCGATCGGAACGGGAAAATCGTTTACTTCTACTCTTTGGTCACTTTATATTACCACTCATCTTTGGAGTATGCGTGATCCTAAGAGATTCTTTGGACTTTCTCAAGCAACTTCTATCGTTCATGGTATGATATCTTTTACCTTAGAAAAAGCACAGCAGTTATTATTACAGCCGTTTTTTCAAATACTGCTATCCTCGTCGAAGTTTCATCGCGTGAAGCAAGAAGAGCATCTTAATAGACATCAGACAGAAAATCCGAACGAGATATGCTGGACTTCAGCTGGAAAAATAGGCGTTCTACAATTCTATAACGACGTTCACTATATGATTGCTAGCTCTCCGGCTCAATTGCTTGGATTGAATATGATTACAGCAATTCTTTCAGAAATATCTTTCTTCTTAGAAAAAGGATTCTCATCAGAATATATCTGGAGAATTTATCAGGATAGCAAAGGACGTGTTCGTTCTCGTTTTGAGAACATGTATTTTAGCGGCACTGTAATTGACTCTTCGCCAAATGATATCGAACTCTCTCCAATAGATAAGTATATTTTTCAAGGTGATGCGGAAAAAGATCCTAGCAATATGGTTATTACCGGAGCTCAGTGGGATTTTCTTCCTCATAAATTTCCTGAGTGGTATAAGACTGGAGCATCTTTTCCAGTCTTTAAGGGATCACAAGGTTCTCCTGCTAGAATACTTGAGACAGAAGCTTCAGTGAATCAATACAAAAAAGATGAGATTTACCATGTTCCTATTGATCTGAAACAGATGTTTATCGACAATACTGTTAAGTCGGTAAAGGACTATTGTGGATGGCCCTCGGGGTCTCAAGGAGTCTTAATCAGAGAGGACTCAGTTATAGAAAAAATGTTTACTCCTCAGCTGAAAAATATCTACTCTTATATTTCGGCTCCTGCGTCTAAGTCATCTACCCGTCTAATTTGGAATGAAATCTATTCTCAATTTTTTATAGAGCATAATAAGGGATTCGAGTTCTATAGAAATCCATTGGAGAAGAGATATATTCATGTTGACCAGGCTGAAACTGGAGACATGGCTTCTATATCAATGGTACATCCTGAAATAACTGAAGACGGAGAAATAGTTTACATCACAGATTTTAATCTAGCTATCTCACCAGAAAAAGAACGAATAAATCTCGATGCTATCCGATTATTTATTCAGGACCTTCGAGATGTAGGAAGAATAAATGTAGACCTGGTATCTTTTGACCAGTATCAATCTAAAGCAACTATGCAGTATTTGAAGGAAAAGGGATTTAGTGTAGAATTACTATCTGTCGATAGAGATTCGAAACCCTATTTGACCTATGTTTCACTTATTCATTCGCAGAAAGTCAAAGCTGGTAGAAATATTTTTCTAAAGAATAATCTAAGATCACTGCAGGAAGTTACTACCAACAGCGGAAGAAAAAAGATAGACCACACAAAAGGAAAAATTATTTACGAAGACGGAGCTAAATGGGAAACATCAGACATGGGCAAATTCGCAAAAGACGTCTCAGACTCTCATTGCGGAGCCGTTTGGAATGCTATTCATAATTTTATAGGAGCTCCACGAATGGTATGGAAGAAAGAAAGAGAGATAAAAAACGAAGACTACAGCAGTATAATAAAGAAAGAGTTGTATAGTGAATTAAAAAGCCGATATGGTTTGGAGGTATCAAATGGAAGATAAAATAGTTCTCGATGGTAAAGAGTTTACAAAGACTTTATTCTTGGAGAAGAAAGAAGAACTAGAAAAAAAGCCTGGAGTGAAAATCATCGAGGTTCAGCCTGGGGTTTTCAAGACAAAAATTCAAGGCTGAGTGGTATAATACATACATGATAAAGTTCTCAAAGAAAGAAAAAGATGCAGTGCATAGACTTCATCTGTTGACGGGAAAGTCATATCAAGAAGTTCGAGAGTTTTATGAAGGACTTTTGTTGGACTTTTGTCTTCGGTATCTAGAAAAGGAACAAGTTACTATTCCTCTTTTCGGCGATATCTTTTTTCATTACCTGGGAGATGAAATTTCTTCAAAAGGTAGAAAGGCTAAAATAGATATCGACTTTATTCCTGATGACTTTTTAGTAAGGGTAATCGGACAGATTGAAGACGGTGAGGAATCTGATCTAGAAAAGCATTTGAAAGAAAAGATTAAGAAGAGTATTGAAGAGACGATAGGTGAATGACAAAGTTTTTTAAGGATCATTCTGCTAGAATAAAGAAATACGACGTCATTGAAAAAGACGGTGAAGATTATTTTATCGAAACTCAAGAATGGGTCGATTACAAAAACAAGCGTAAGACAGAAAAGATAATATCAAAAGGAAATCTTCCTCCGCATATTATTGATCTATCGTTCGATGATCTTATTAAAATGAATGATAGAGTAGATAAGTTGAAGATGTATGTGTTGAACTTTGACGAGAAGTTTAAGCATATTCATCTTTACTTTTGGGGCAGTAAAAATGGTACTCAAAAGACTACTACTGCTTCTATACTAGCGAAGGAGTTAGCATTATCGGGTCATTCGGTAGAGTTTATTCTAATGAGTGATTTGTCAAAACTTTTGACGAAGGAAGGTTTCGAAGAAGAAGCCAACGACGAAATAAATCGATATCTAAACACAGACTTTTTGATTATCGATGATGCCTTCGATGGAAAAAAGATTACCGTTTATAAGTCAGGATATCAGATTCCATTTATCGATACCTTTCTGAGAAAGAGATTGGAGACAAAAAGAAAAGCAACTTGTTTTACGAGTAACATACCCCTGAGTAAAATAGACTCAGATATTTTTGGAGTATCATTGACAAAGTTATTAGAGAGATCAATTTTTGATCCTTGGGAATTTACTGTTCCTTATTCTCTAAGAAATGATTTTGATCCTACATCTCTTTGGAGTTAGTTAATTGTTGGAAAAAGGTAGATTTAGATAATGAATTTCGGAACAGTGAAAGTCGAACAACAAGTCCTGAATTGTGTCTGGGAAAATCCGGATCTTCTCTATAAATTAGATAAAGATTATTGGAATACAAATCCAGCGAGAGCTATCAAAGAAAGCATTCAAGAACTCTATGAAAATAAGGTTACGATAACCGTTAATGAAATTGTGGCAGTTGGTAATAAGAAAGATCCAACAGTTACAAAAGAAAATCTCGAGAAGCTTAGAAGTCAAGAATACGATCTTGCTTCGTTTGATTTTTACCTAAAAAATCTCCGCAAGAATTGGGCAAAGGAACAAATAGAAGATAAGCTTCTAAAGGAAACTTTGATTGAAGTTTCTAGCAAAGGCGAATTGAATATTGATGTTGTTAGACAGCTTACAGCTGATATAGATTTAAAGCTTGAAATAATCGAAGGGAAAGATAGTTTACTTCGATCACTGAGTCAGATAACAGAAGAATATCGTGGAGTTTTGATTAAGAGAAAAAGAGGAGAATATAAATTTTCCACTGGAGACTCTCATCTTGACACATACTTAGCTCAGGGTTTTCCTCCTGGAGAAATAACAACTCTTTTTGGAGCCACCGGCGTTGGAAAAAGTATGTATGCTCTAAATCTGATTAGTAGGCAAATGAATAAGCGGATACCTTCGGTTTATTACACTCTCGAAATGAGCGAGATCGCCTCCATGGACAGATTAATCTCTATTCGTCAAAAGATACCTTCATCATTTTTTCATCTAAACGAAGATGGAGAATTACCAGAAGAGGCCTTTAAAGTATTGGAAAAAGAAACCGAATATCTGAAGAAGTATGAGGATAATTTTTTCTTGGTAGAAAATCCATCGATATCTCTATCGGATTTTGAAGCAACAATCAAAGAAGCTCAGAAACGAATGAATACCAAATATTTAATCGCTACGATAGACTTGTTTACCATGATGGCCGATGTTGGTCAAAAAGCAGACGAAATAGAACAAGCCATGAATCATTTACACTCTATTGTCAAGAGAACGGGAGTTCATGCTCTAATTGTTGTTCAAGCTAATCGGTCGGCGGATAATGCTCGTGTAGCCACAATAGAACAAATATCTAATCTTCGTCCTTCGCTTAATCATATCAAAAATGCTAATGCTATGGCCGAAAGATCACGTCTAGTATTAGGAGCCTTTCGCCCTAAGTATTATGCCTCTCGTCTATTTCCAGAAAGTGAAGATTTAGAACTTATGGAAGATACCTTGGAAGTACAGGTTTTGAAGCAGAGTTCTGGAGAAGTTGGAAAAATAGTTCGGTATATATACGATGCAGAATGTTTTAGAATCTATCCACTAATTTATGAAGAAGATGACCTCGAAGAGGTATAATATAGATATCAATGAGTTAAGGAGTTGAGTATGATTTTTTTATTTACTTTGGGCTTTATAGTCACGATGATGGCTGTGCTGCTCGTTGTTTTCATGTTATTTGGAGAGACAAAGGTTGTTGTTAAATATAATCCTCCAATCTCTAGTGAATTTAAGACGCTCGAGGTTTTTCCTCGAAGAGTGAAGTATGGACGATTACCCAAAGGAGCGTATGGACAATGTTAATTCTATGGATTATGATTGCGGGAATATACATTACCGGAGTAATTTATTTTGTAGAGTACGAGCTATATAATGCCGACCCTACAGACACTAAGACAGAGCGTTTTTACTATATCCTCGCAGCGTGTTTGTGGCCAATATCATTCCTTTTAGGGCTCATTATGCTAATCTATAATGAACTTAAAAGATTTTTAAGTAAGTAAATTTATTTCATAAGGAGAAATAAAATGAGTGTATTTAGTACAGTGGAAGGAATTCCTATCTCAGAGATAAAGGATTCCGTAAAGGCAGAAGTTACTGACGAGGGAGCTATTAGTCAGGAAACTACGACCTTCTTGAATAAGAAGGCTGTTATGCGAATAGAAGAAGATGAGACACGAGTTCCTTTGGGTCTCGTTGCTACTAATCGTCTTCTTCTACACCATTCTGATCTTCTAGACTGGGTCCACGAAGGTCTAGACAAGACAAACATCGATTATAAGGTCATCGATAATGTTGTAAATCAACGATCAGATCTTTTTCAGCAATATCTTCTTAATATTGATATGGATACTCCAGACGGAGAGTCAATTAGCCCCAGCCTTATTCTTAAGGCTAGCTATGTTGGAAAGCCCTTGGAGATTATGTTCGGTACCTACCGTTTTGTCTGTAGCAACGGAGCGATCGTAGGAAATACTTTGGAGAACTTTACAGTAAAGCCAAATCAGCTTTCTGATCTTCTTAATCGAAGTATTGAAACAGAAATTCTTCATGGCGTCGAAAATATGTCAAGAGTATCTAATCGATATGCTCGTATGGCTCAGGAACCGATGAGTGACTATCTTCCTTCCCTGATTGAAGAAAAACGACTTTCAACAAAGATTCGAAAGGAAATCTTATACTCATTGGAGAAGTCCGGTCAGGTCTCGCTTCCCTTGGAAGATGATGATATTCAAATTGATGCGGAATCGCTTAATCACAGTGATCCTACTTCTCTGTATACTCTTCTAGTTGACAATAGTGCTTGGGACCTTTACAATGTAGCCACGAATATTGCTACTCATACAACCCGGACTGTCTCTGGAAGACAATCAGCAGATCGTCAGATCGCTAATATTTTTAGCGTCTAACAATCTAGAGGTTCCCACTCATCCTAGAAAAGTGGACTTTTGTCGGGCTCATAGCTCAGTGGAATAGAGCAGGTGGTTTCTACCCATCAGGTCGGAGGTTCGAATCCTTCTGGGCTCAAATTGATTATCATATCACTTAGAAGAGGTAGATGCTTCTGAAAAGAAGCCGCGATAATGAAATATTTAAACCTAAAAGAAAATTATCCAGAACTTCACGAGCATATTGATACTGAGCTAAGAAAATTAGTAGGCCCTAAGATAAATAGTTCGCTAGAGTATCTGCATGCTAAACTTTTTTCATCTATTATTTTTCAAGGATATTGGGATATTCTAACAAAATATAGACTACACATCTTCGCTCCTCAAGGTCTTCTTGCTGTTCTTCTAATTACTGCGAAAGGAAATAAACTTCCTAATATAATTACTGACGCCAGAAAACTGGAAGGAATAATATAACCATCATACCGGAAGGAGTATAATACTAGTAATATGTATACACTAGAACACAGACCGTTTAGTTTTGACGAGATGATTGGAAATAAGGGCACGCTTTCTGAAATGAAGAAGAGAAGTGAAACTATGGATTTTCCAGAGGTTATGATCTTCGAAGGCGCAAGTGGAACAGGAAAAACCACTCTCGCCTTCATTATTTCTGCTCTTATTAACGACACGAATCCATTAAAGATTCGCGGACAAAAATATTTGAATCCAAATCCAAATTCTCCATCATCAAAGAATGTTTTGGAAGAAAAGTTTAGCCGTGACATTCATTTCTATGACGCCTCTACTATGGGAAAGGACGATGTATCAAAGCTAGAGTCTGTAGTAAGTACAGCTCCAATGTTTGATAAGAAGAAAGTAATCATTATTGATGAAGCACAGGAGCTTACAAAGTCCGGTAAGGGTGTTACTTTGAAGCTTTTGGAAAAAAAGCGAAAGAATGCTCACATCATCCTCTGTACAATGAACATCAATGCCTTTGATAAGGCAGTAAAAACTAGAGGACAGCTTTATACGTTTCGTTCTCCCTCGTCAACCGACATAGCAGAATATTTGTACAATATCTCAGAGAAGGTAGGAGCAACTCCCCCCGATGAATTCTATGAGTCTGGAATTTTTGTAATAGCAGAAAATTGCGAAGGTTCTATTCGAAGTGCCGTACAAAATCTAGAGCGTTGTCTGGTTGGAGAATTCTATTCTGAAGAGCAGATTCAAAACGAGTTAGGATTTTTGTCTACTAATGCTTTGGCTAAGATAATTTCTAAGATTTTCGAGAACGATATGTCAGTTATGAAAGATATTATCGATTTCTCTGTGAAGGAATTTTTCTACAAGACAAAGAAAACCATTACTGAAGCGGCTATCTATAAGAATATCGGATTCATAAAGGCTGATTGGAAGAAAGGTTTCGCAAAGAAAATAAGCAAGTACGATCTAGATGGATTTGTTGATATGCTTATGAGAGTAGATTCTGAGACCTATTTCAAGGAAGACTTTTTTCTATACGAGCTCTCGAAGTTCATGAAAAATAGCCAAAAAATTACCAAAAAAAGAGAACCCGTAAGCTAGATTTTAGTATAATAAGAATATGAACATATTTATGTTGGACGATAATCCAAAAATTGCTGCTAAAATGCTAGACGATGTAAGGGTTGTAAAAATGATAACAGAGAGCGCTCAGATGCTCTCTACAGCTCACAGGATCCTTGATGGTCGCAAGATACTGGTTCATACAACTAGTAGAAATCGAACTCACTGGGAGCTACCAGAACCTTTTGAGTCTAACCTGTACAAAGTTGCTTATCGCAATCATCCGTGTAATATTTGGATACGAGAAACTACTGACAATTATCAATGGCTCTTCGATCATTTCGTAGCTCTTGCACAAGAGTATACGCTTCGATATGGAAAGAAGCATAAAAGCAGCGGTCTTATTCGTTTTTTGCTAAGATATCCCTTAAACATTATGGATGGTCCTCTTACTTTTCCGGCTCTCGCTATGCCCGAAGAATACAAGTCATCCAATTTTGTTGAATCTTACCGTAGCTACTTTAATGGAGAAAAACTATTTCCGAAGAAAAGGCCCGCGTCATGGAAAAATAATGAAATTCCATCATGGGTTGATACTCAAAAGCTTACTAGACTAGTATAATATATATATAAGGAGACAACATTGGCAAATAAGATTAAGGGACTGCCGGAAAGTGAAGAGTTTGATTTTGAACTATGGCGGATAGACTTTCAGTTCGCTATCATGCTGAACATTAGATATGGACTTGAGAAGAGATACATGAAGGTTCAAAATAAGTTCAAGCAGATAACAAAGGATTATCTGTCACTAGATCAAACTAAGATAGCTATAGAAAAGATTGTGAATAGTGCATATTTGACTATTCCTGAAGAATTCTATAGAGAGGCTGAACGATACAATGGAATACCTACGAGCAGTTAAACGTCAGTATGTTCATAATATAAGGAGACAACAATGCCAGAAGTTACGATGAAATCAGACCTGAAGGATATGGCAGCATATCTACTTTACTGTGATATTCCCTTTCAAATCGTGAGAGAAGAAAATTACATTCGACTTTTGACTGATCTTAAAGAGATTAAGTTCAAATATACTGGAGAAATGTTCGAAGCTACCACATTTAATGTTCCCCACACTGTAGGAGAATATCGTCTACATTCATGATTAGCTATGAAGAATTAAACAGCATTTATCCTGTATCACTGCTTTTGGAAAATTTAGGCCTACAGAAGGTAGAAGAACGAGAAAAGTATTATCGTTTTTCGTCGCCTTTTAAGACGGATAAAAATCCATCAATGGTTCTTTACAAAGATAATCTAATGTGTATAGATTTTTCTTCCAGGTATAGAAACAGTCTTTTTTCGTTTGTGAAGGATTTGACGGGAGAAAGTCTGTATTCTGTTGCTGGATTGGATAAGGGAAAGCTTTATGGAAAGATGTTTGAGAATTCTTTGCAAACTAGAACAGAGTTTCCAAGCAGAATCAAATCCATCAAGATAAATGGAATGCTGGATAGAGTCGAAAAAAGTGAAGAGGCTCTTTCGTACTGTCAAAAGAGGAACCTTTTCAAAGACTTTAGAAAAAAGTTCGATATACGATATATGAAATCCGGTAAGATTAATGAAACTTACTTCGGAAATAGAGTCTGCATTCCTATCATTAGCGGCGGAAAAACTGTTTCTATGGAAGGAAGAGATATTACCGGAAAAGCGAGAGCGAAGGTTCTTTATCCCAAAGGAGCTTATGTATCAACACTTTTCAACATCGATAATCTAAATAGAAATGAACCTCTTATTGTTGTAGAAGGAATTATGGATATTCCTAAGATTTGGAAGTTCTTTACTACGAATGTTACAACTACCTTCGGAATAATGATTACAACAAAACAGAAGGAGTTGCTTTCTACTTTCGATGATGTTATATTAATGCCCGACGGAGATAAGGCTGGAGAAGATATGATAGATGAGTTTGATTCTTTCTATGATAGAGAGTTCAAAATCGCTAGACTAGAAGGAAAAGACCCTGGCGATGCGTTCACAAAAGAAATAGAAAAAGTACTATCAAACGTAAAGTCTTCTACACATTATTTTCTAGAAAAGTCTGAGTTATTTAACTCAGATGAAAAGAAAGAGGTATCTTTGTATGACGCATAGTTGGATAGTAAATCTAAAAGAAGGACAAAAGCTAGTTGGGTCTATTTTGGTAGATACTGAAATAGGAGAGGATCCTTATCTTAAGGCTGACTTTACTGACTACCAAAGAGAAATGATAAAGACAAATAAGTATTCTTTAGAGCTTAGATTGCTAAAGAAAGAATCAAAGGGGAAGTAAAGGTTTCGATTATGAATTCGTTTGAAGCGACGTAAGGCCCACTGCATCGAAAGCTTAGAGTTCATAAGACGAGGGTTCGACTCCCTCCTTCTCCAAAGAGGAAGAAATGAGTAAAACATGGTTTATTTCCGATACACATTTTAGACACAGCAGATGATATAAATTATCATACTATTAAAGTATGATAATAAAGAAGTGTTTAGTCTGCGGCAAAGAGTTTGGAACATATCCTTCAATTAATTCTAAGTTTTGTTCTAGAAAATGTTACGGGGTATATTTAAGCGAAACTATTAGAGGTGAAAATAATCCTAATTTCGGTAATAAATGGACAAAGGAACAAAAAAGACTCAGTCAAATATTATAAAATCAAAAGTAGATGAAGATTATAGGTATAAAGCAGGAACGGCGAATCGAGGCAAAAAGTTTTCTAAAGAACGAATAGAAAGAATGCATGGCCACCGCACATTCGAGTCTTATTCGAGAGAACACTCAGATGAATCGAAGAAAAAGATAGGAAAGAAGAGTTCTGAAAAATTTACTGAAGAGTATAAGATAGCTTTCAGAAAGAAAATGGAAGACAGTGGCCGTTGGCTTCCTTTAGAAGAAAAAGAAGACTGTCAAATATATTTCAAAGAAGCGAGCTGGATAGATAAAATGTTCGATCTTGTTGAAGATGGGAGAGAGTTATTGAAAGAATTCGGTGTTTTTCACAATACAAAAAATATTGAGGGGGTAGTTAGAGACCATAAGTATGGCAGAGTGTCTGGATTTAAGAATAAAATTTTTCCTGAAATTCTAAGACATCCGGCAAACTGCCAAATAATATTACATTCAAAAAATGTAAGTAAAGGACAGCTCAATAGAGGAAGAGGAAGGATCGACTCATCTATCTCTTTGGAGAAACTTTTTGAAGAAATAAAGAACTATCAAAAACAATGGAAAGAACAAAAATTAGTTTTGGAGTTAATAAAGCGGTATGAAAACGGAGAAAGATGGGAAAGAAAAGGGGGCAAATGCGTATCAGAGGGCCAAGTATGAGTAAGACTTGGTTCATCTCTGATACGCATTAGCTATTTTCGTCATGCTAATATTCTAACTTTTGAAAAAGATGATGGAAGTCTTCTACGACCTGGATTTAGAGACGTCGATCATATGAACAAGTATATGATCGAAAGATGGAACAGCGTAGTGGCTAAGGATGATAAAATTTATCATCTAGGCGATGTTTTAATGGGAACTTCTATCGAAGCCTTTAAAATTTTATCCCGCCTCAATGGAAGAAAAGTTCTAATCAAAGGAAATCATGATACGGCTAAGATTCATCGATATATGGAATATTTTACCGACGTAAGAAGTGAGATACATAAGAAAACTCCAGCAGGAAAAAAGGTAATTTTTACTCATCGTCCTATATATCTGGCCCAAAACGAAGAAGTTTTCAATGTTCATGGTCATATGCATTATCGTAGTATTCAAGACTCTAGGTATCTGAACATTAGCGTCGAAAGGTTAGAGGATTATACGCCTATCAGCTGGGAAAAAATCAATGAAATTCTCTTACAAAACAATCGTCTTTTACCAGTATAATATCTATAAGTCAATTGGATAGGAGACAGTATGAACGAATTGATTCAGTATGTTCGAGACAATAATGGAACTCCAATCGGAGCAGTTGTTGCGGTAGGAAAGAATCAAGTTGGATGGTCAAGGCTTCATAAGCTGGACAAGTGGGATCGTGAAAAAGCTTTGATGATTGCTCGAAACCGAGCAGTAGCTGGATTCAATAGTACTATGCCTCATGATGTTGTTTATATTTATGACAATATGATCGAAAGATCAAAGAAATATTTTAAGTAATCATTCAGAAAAGGTATAATACACATATGAATTTGAATAGACTTCAAGAAATGGTTGACACTCTAAATCAGTCGAACAGCAACAATGAAAAGAAAGAATCATTGAAGAATTTTTCTGATATGAAGCCAATTCTTTGGTGGGTATATAATCCCTACAAGCAATTTCATATTACTTCAGCTAATTTGGAAAAGCGAAAGGATTTGATCGATGATGCCTGGAAAGATGTAAATTTAGAACTGTTGCTTCAGAATCTTTCTAATGAAAAGATTACTGGTCACTCTGCTCTTTCTGCAGTAAATGGTTTTATCTCAGGACACATAGAACACAAGGATCTTATTTACAAGATCATTGACAAGAATCTAGAAACCCGAGTCGATACTAAATCAATTAATAAAGTCTTTCCAAATCTGATTCCAGAATTCAGCGTAGCTTTAGCTAATACCTTCGATGATAAGATTGCAGAAAAGATCGACTTTGAAAAAGAAACATACTACGCCTCGCACAAGTTGGATGGGGTTCGTTGTATTGCTCGTAAGGAAGGAAACGAAGTTAAGTTTCTATCTCGCAATGGAAAGGAGTTTTTGACTCTCGATAAGATTAGAGACGAGCTTCTATCGATTTTCGAAGGACAAGATATTGTTCTAGACGGAGAAATCTGTCTAGTAGACGAAAACGGCAATGAAGACTTTCAAAGTGTAATGAAAGAAATTCGTAAGAAAAATTCAACGATTCAGAATCCTCTTTTCAATGTCTTTGATTTTCTAACACTAGAAGAATTTGATAATAAGGAATCAACCAGAAACCTAGTTCAGAGAGCTGAGGATCATCGCAGCAACCTCCAGTCAGCTTCCTATATTAAGGTTATTGATCAAATAGAGATCGTTAACCAGGATCATCTAGCGACTCTCTCAGAGAAAGCTGAGTCACTTGGCTGGGAAGGATTGATTCTTAGAAAGAATACTACCTATAAGGGAAAGAGAAGCAATGATCTTCTAAAGGTAAAGAAGTTTCATGATGCGGAGTACGTTGTAGAAGATGTAGAAAGTGGGTTTATTCGATGGATTAATGAAGAAGGTAAGGAAGTTGAAGAAGAAATGCTGAGCCGAGTATTCATTAATCATAAGGGATATCGAGTAAGAGTGGGTAGTGGATTCAGTATGGAACAGCGACGAGCATTCTATGCTGATCCTTCTCTCATACTGGGAAAAACAATTACTGTTAAATACTTTCAAGAAAGTCAGAATCAAAGCGGAAATCTTTCTCTACGATTTCCGACAATTAAGACTATTCACGGTTTGGAGAGAGAGGTATAATGTATATTGAAACCGAAGTATATTTTGAGCTTGATGAATTAGATCAGGAAGAGATTAAAATGTATGCAATGGATAATTTTAACCTCGTCGAGGGAGTCGAAGAAGATAAAAACTATTGGGCTCTAGAGTTTCTCGAGAAGACTAAGAAAGAAACTTCTCAGTGTGGTGAATGGATCAATAT